TCCAGATGGGGTAATAGGAAAACCCATCCTAGCACAGTCCTTCTCCAGATTAAATATTTTTAATCCCTAACGCGCAACCTCTCGCGCAATCCCTTCGGGGAAAGCGAAAGGAAGCTGAAGGAGTTGAAACGATGCCTTTGAGACCAGAACTGAAAGAATTTATCGAAAAAACTGACATGACTGACGCTTATCGGAGCCAGCTCCTCAAGACTATGGAGAACGCTCCGGATGAACTTCAGGCTGGTTGGCTCCGTCAGTCCGACTACGACCGGAAGATGAATGAGGGCAAGGAGGAGCTGAAGACCAAAGAAGAAGAACTCACAAAGAAAGAGACCGAGGTCAATGACCGATCTGAAAAGTGGAGCAAGTGGAAAGAGGATGCGGAAAAGGTCGTCAAGGACAACGTCTCTGCCCGAGAGGGTATGGAAGCAAAGTTGACCGAAAGGGATGAAAAGATCACTGAGCTTGAAGACAAAATCCGCTCGGGAAACTTTGAAGCTGGAGAAGAAGGCATCGTTTCAACTCCTTCAGCTTCCTTTCGCTTTCCCCGAAGGGATTGCGCGAGAGGTTGCGCGTTAGGGATTAAAAATATTTAATCTGGAGAAGGACTGTGCTAGGATGGGTTTTCCTATTACCCCATCTGGAGTCCTTCTCCAGATCAACTGCCCTGGGGGAACCATTCCCCCGGGGCTTTTGCGTTTTTACACGCTTACAGGAACCTTCGTTCCCATATTTACTGCTGGCATCGCACCCAACGGTGGTTGTTCGGGTTTAGCTCCACCGACCTGATCTCTAGTGACCTCTTCTCTCATAGTGGCGATAAAATAGCGAATATCAGGGAGAAGTTCTGGAAAGTCCACCTTCGCCAGTTCCGCTTCCAGGGCAACCGCTGTCTGAATCGCACCACCTGAATCTGGCATAGCATCCAGGGGCGTAGCTGGTACAGCAGTCCCCGATTCCGATATCTTCTTCGTCAGCTTCGTGATCAGCCCATCGGCTACGGGAGCAAGTCCCGGTTTCATCTGGACCAGTTTCGCGGCGAGCGAAGTAATAAGATTCAGGTTGGGTTCTCCAGGGATTTCCCCAGGGAGTCCTGGGGGTTGCTGCGCTCCTGGCGGTGCTGGAGCTGGACCTGGAGCTGGTTGCGCACCTAACTGCGCGCCGGGAGTTTGAGTATGAGATCCCGGCTGCATTTGCGCTGCCACATCCAGTGACGGTGGAGGCGGGATGCCTAGATCAGTGTAAGCCACAGGTCACTCCTCAGCTTGTTGAGTAGCCCTTTTTGTTGGTGCTCATCCCAGAGTCTCCGCCCCTCTCACCACCTGGACGCTTCTGGTTCACAGAAATCGGCTCAGGGGAGTGCGGGCAGAACACGGCCGGGGAAGTGAACCCGTCCGGAGCCGTCCCCGGTGCATAGGTCCCTGGATCGTGACCGGGATAGCTGGCCGGGGTAACGAGATCGTGTCCTCCTCCACCTACACCTCCGTATCCACCTTTCTTCATTTTATGTGCCATTTTACTTTACCTCCTGTTGTGTCGCCCTTTTGAGCGACGTGTTTTCCGTCGCGTCTCCCGAGTCGCTTTGCGCTGCTCGGAAGCGGCTATTGCGGTAGCGACCTTTACGTCCCTGACGATTTCACCACTACCGCCATGGTGAAGTGATCTGTTGCCATACTCGCCCATGACCCTCTTGAATTTCGGGCCAACTGGCATTTTTCCTTTGGGCGGTTGTTTAGCCATACTTCTATTCTCAGCATAAATAGCTTGTCAAGCTAATTGCAGTAAATTCCCTATGTTTTGGGAGCCTTTTCCTCCGGGCCCGCCTGCTGCTCCTCCTCCTGCCTGTTGAGCGAGCATTTGACTCAGCGCCATCCTGCGAATCATAGCTACTTCTTCTTCGCCCAACTCCTTCATGACTCTCTTGTATTCGTTCTCCATTCCAAGTTTCCGGAACAACGCTTGCGTGCTGTACCTTCCTTCCTTGGCTAAGGCGAAAGCCACAAGAGCTTCTTTCTCGCGGGTAGCATTGAGTGTGCTTCCTTGCGCCATCAGAAAGACAAACTGCTTTCTGTGATCTCTGGGATGGATGCCATGGGGAACCATCGTTCCCGGATCCCAATCAAAAACGTCCTCGAAGGTCACTCCGTCAGAACCCAAAAGGAACATCCGGCGTCGCACGTCATAGAACTGCATGAAATTGGAGATCATCTGTTCGCCCATCTCCCTCAGTGCCACTTCCATGTAACGACCCCGGAGCCTCATGATGGTCTGTTGGTTTTCTCTGAGCTGCTCCAAGGTGTTTCCAGCTGGCGTGATTTTCTTGCGGGACAATCCTCCAACATCAAGTAGGCCCGAATCGTCATCCATTTCCTGTTGAGCATAGAGAAGTGTGTTTTGAACAAAACTTGGTAGATCAGGGACCCGAGCATATTGCGGTGCTGCGGGTGACTGTGGGCTATACCCGATCTTGGCGTTGGGCATGTTGGGATCCATCTGCGCCTTGACCGCGTAACTGAAAGCGTTATCCGGGAAGATGAGCGGAGGGTTGACCGCCTTCTTGATCATATCCAATATCCCGGCCAGGACCGTGTTGACGATATCCTGCATAGGAATCTTGGTACGCAATTCGCTGACACCATGAAATTGCCAGGGGACCGGCTTGAGTCGAACCGTGATGAAAGGGTAACGACCGTGCCAGTAAGGATTGGGACCATCGTACATCAGATCGAACTCGTCCCCACCGGTGATGATGAGTCTGCCACGAGGGTAGAGCTGGTTCCCAGGTTCAACTCGATAGGCCCAGTTGGTATCAGTCGGACCCATGATCACAGCCTGATCGCTGGTGTTGAGTTGATAATCTTTAATCCAAAACTCTGTGTATGGTGCTTGTTGAAGGACACCTGGGAGATACTGAGGGACTCCACCAATAACTCGCTTCATCTGAGGAGACAGAAGCTCAAAGGCATGTTGGCCGACATACTTGGGCCGCGAGAACGGACGAGCGTAACTGCTGTGCTCAACGCTTGGTTTTACTTTCCATCCGGCGAGGGGAAACCGCCTTTTGAAAAAGGACAACGATCGGCTCGTTCTATAAACAACCCCTTCCCAATCCTGTAATTCATAGCTTGGTCCTATTGGCATCACTTCAGCGATACCAAGTGGAACCAGCTGAAAGTCACCTTCTCCACCCATAAGGCTGGAGTTCCAGACAATTCTCAAGAAGCCGGTACTGAGGTAGGCGTGAATGGTCGCCATGGCTAGCTTCAGGTCATTGTCCTGCATGAGCCACCACGCTTTTGTGGTCTTTGAGTAAATTTCAGCTTGTTCGTGGTAGATAGAATTGAGGGCCTGGACTTCAAAGGTGGGTCGAACATCGGTCAGAACGGCTGTCACTTCCTCAAGCTGTCTCAGGAGACGGTTGTTGATTGGTGCAGCCTTGTAAGAGGGTCTCTTGGTCGGCCACTGGTTCCCCATCAAGTAGGAGATGTGTTGATCTATCTGGCGTACTTCCTCAGAAGCCGACATGTATTGCCAAGCCTGTTCATGGGCGGTGTGGCAATAGTCCTTCAGCCTCTTCTCCTGCTTCACTGGATCGAGTCCTGGCTGGTACTGAAGAAGCTCCCAGGGCTGCTCTGGAATTGTGTCGTCTAAATTGTCAAATACTGCCATGTTTCTTTGCCTGTTCCTGTCGGTATTCGCCTGGACTCATGATCAACTTTGATTCAGGGATTTCTTGGACCTTCGGCGGTCTGGACACTTCTATCTCGGCATCACACGCATACTGATTGCAATAGAACACAACGTCACCGTTTTCCCGGAGGTAGACCACATCGTAGGCGACTCGTTTTTGTCGTCGATCGCATTTGGGACAGATGAAGGTCATGTATTCGGAGCCTTCTTCCTTGTACCGCATGATCCGCTTCATCATGCGACCCGTAACGGTGTCCTTATACTTTTCTTTGCGGTCGACCAGGCCCCCGCCGCTGTTGGTGATCTTCAGAGCTGTCGTGTGAAGAACAATCCGTGTCATCGGGCCTTTCTCCCCGCATCAAAGTAAGTGCGGTTCGATGTGTCTTTGTGCCTGAATCGCTGGTTGTGAGGTTTGGTTCCCTCGGAGATTAGGTTGGGATCAGCGATCTGTTGCACTCCAAATCTGTTTTGAAGGTGACTCAGATCTTTTTGAGTGCGCACTTTCAGCGGTTTTCCTTCAGGATGAATGTGGGTCGTGGTGAAAGGCTCAAAGGGAGCGTTGACCGCTGTACTGAAAAGCATTTCCATGCGCTGGCCGCAGCAGCTCGGCCAGATCGGTTCTGGGTCGAACTGCACGTTGGGAACGTCGAGTTCCTTACGGTCACATTTTGAGCACTGAAAATCCCAAATGGGCATCAGCCTACCTTCTGCGATTGCGTGTCCACATAGAGGCCCCGCAGGTACTCCTCAAACTGCTGGTTGGCAAACTCCTCAATCGGGATGCCCATGCCTTGGGCGAAGTCCTTGAACGACTCAGCGCACCACTCAGGCAACTGGATCACGATCTGATCCTTCTTGAGAGTCAGAGGGCCTTGCCCTGGAGCCTCTTGGGGGGCAGCATTCTGAGCAGCCTTGAGATCCTCTTTCATGGAGAAGATTGCGCCGAACAGTTCAGCGGGGCCACTGATATTTGCTCCCAGAAGTTTCTGGATGCGATCACGGTTCTCCTGGTCAATGACCAGGACCTGAGCAGTAACTTCCCTCGCTCCTTCTTCCTTCTTCTCCGCCGGAGTGGGTTTGGGTTTTTCGGGTACAGACGTCTGTACTGGCGCAGGCTTCCCGAACTTCGCATTGGCCCGCTTGATCGCATCCTGCATGTCGCCGGTATCGTTAAACATGTGGCCTGCGTCACAGAAAGTCCCAAAAACACCCTCGCGGTTTTTGAGATAGTTTTCGTGCATGCCCCCGAAGCGGCATGTTGGACAGAGAACTTCAGATGTGGTTACTCCTGGCATAATGTCTCCTCTTTAATTGTGCGTGTCGCGTCAACCCCTACTCGACGATTTCCATCCTCGCCACGGGCGCACGCAGCTTCTTTCCCTTCAACTCACATGGAACGCCTAGAGCGATTGACGGGGTAAAAGGGTGAAGGTAATACGCCTGCTTGAAGCCCGTCTTGGAATTACCCGTGAGCTTCTGTCCACACTTGGGACAATAGGCATCCGGGAAGATGGGAGCGTCGATATACTGCGGTGTCACTTTCAACAACTTCCCTTCCTCAACCTTACCGGCCAGCATCTTCTCGGCCAACTCCTGGCGTTCCTTCCGGATCTTTTCCTGGATTCCAGGTCCGGTTGGGTCCTCAACGGCGGGGATAGTTTCCTCAGCTTCAGGTTCCAACGCGTCGATCTTTTTTGCCCCGTTGGTCGTCGGTGTTTCTGGCTCCGGAGCTGCTTCCGGTTCGGGGGCCGCTGCCGTTTCAACCTTCTCGGGTTCTGGCTTCGCTGCCTTGGTCTTGACCTTGGGGGCCTTCTTTTCCTTTTTGTCGGTGACCTGTGCCATGTTGCCTGTCGTCGCTTCTGCCATGTTTCCTCCTAAAGTAGATTAAATTGGGATTCTTTCCCGTACGCGTTGTCTGGATAGCGATCATGGATGGGAGAGTAATCCGTGTTGTGAAAGTCCTTGCGGGGATCCCGCATGACTACGCTCTGTTTTTCTTCCAACAGATCCGGATGGACCTGGCCAAGACACTTGCAAGCGATCATTCCTGCAAAGAGGGCATCATCGAATGTTCCCGCTCGAGCCTCGTAGCGATTATCACCTGAGTCGATGAAGGTCCAGCACTCATTGAGCAGCCGTTGGGAACGAATGTGGAGTAAATCTTCATCCATCATCGTCTTGAAATTGTCGATCAAGGCATTGCGGCTGCGCGTCTGAGTCACCCACCCGAAGTAGTTGGTAAGATGCCCTTTCGTTTTATCTGCCCACCGCCAACGGTAGAGGTTAGGATACTTCAAGTGGTGAAGTAAACTTTCCAGAACCGTTTGAATGTTGTACTCGACGGAGAACTGACAGGTGTTGTAGAGATAGCCCAGGGCTGCGATCCGTCGAGCAAAGGGAGTTCCCCCCTTGTGGCCTCTGTACTCAGCGACCTGGGGAATCGGTAAGTGGGTTTGTGTGACTCTCCACATCGAAGCAGCTGAGTAATCCTTGCCTGGAACGCCATGGCCCGGGTCGGCTCCCCCGTAATAGACCTTGTTCATCTTTGGAAATTCCCAAATCCAAAGAGGAGCATCATTCATATTCCCGTACTCAATCAACTGAGGCGTTTTCTGCCCATTCTTCTGTGTGACCAGCTCGATATCTCCAAACCAGACCGGCTTGCGAATGTAACGCTTTTGGATCTGTCGCAGTTTCCTCTGTTCGAAAGGGATTGTTCCCTGGACTCGAAAGGCTGCTTCCGGGAAGGACGGATACTCCTGCTCAACCATTTCGGGGTCCTGGTCGACAGCCTCAAAGTCAGCAGCGGTTTCCCTTCTCCAGTGCAACTGTTCTCGGGTCAGATCTACTTCGTAGTCTTCTCGGATTTTCAAGACTAGATCCTTCTCATCTTCGGTAGCCTTGAAATCATCTCGTTCCTCTCTATTGAGGAACGGCTTGCTGTATTCTTTCTGCTTCCACCAGGGACAGAACTTCGGGCGCCAACTCAAAGCTCCTTGCACGGCACGTTGATAGAGACGATGGTAAGGATCTTCTATGCCCTCAGCAGTTCCTTCCATGACCCAGACAGACAGCCTGTTCGCTTTGGTAGCTGCAGGGAACAGATCTCGAGTGAGGATCTTCAGGTCGCGCCACAGACTGATCTCTGTCAGGTGTCCATTTTGCAGGGTGAAGCCACGACTGGATCCAGTCGGTTTATTGGCCGCATCCACAAAGAAGTTAGAGCGAAGGCCTGGGCGTAGCAACCGCTGACTCTTATCCTTCCGATCGAACCGCATGAACTCACCATGCACTTCGTACTGGATCTCAGGCCGCAACCACCAGGGCAGACAATCGTAGGCCAGGCGGCTCATATCGAAGATATGAGAGGAGCGAATCCGCTCGTCGGCAATCACCAGGCTATTCGTCAGCTCGTTGAAAATGGTCCGGTAGAAGATCATGGCCTGGACCATCGTTGACCAACCGATTTGACGAGCTTTGAGGAGAATCCATTTGATGGGAATGTTGGCTTCCCAGGATTCTTCAACATCTTCCCAGAGGATCTCCTGGCTCTCCCAAAATGGATAGAGTGTAATCAACTTAGGTGCGCCAAACTCATCACCCTTGGTTGCAATGACGTGATAATTTTCAAGGTAATAGCGGACACTCTCCGGGTCGTTTCCGTAGATACGTCCCAATTCCCCGTTTAGCGTTCTACTCTCGTCTGGAAGGAGGTTCTGCCAGCATCTACGGCTATCCCCATCGAAGCCTTTGAGCTTCTCATCGAAATGCTCGATGATTCCTTCAACGTATTTATCTTTCCTTTGAACAACGTGTGGCATTAAACTTCAGCTCCCACGCCCATCTTTTCGATTTTCTCTTTCAGGTCCTCGTACTCATCATCCGACATGCTTGGGCTCTCCTCTTTCAGCTTGTTGAGTTCCTCGTGCATAGCTGCCGTTTCCTCATCAAACGCATTGAAACTGCCCTCGCTCTGGACCAGGCGTCCGTGAAACTGATCTATCGCTTTGCGGGTGACTCCAAATTCCCTGGCGAGTTGCGCGTCAAGGGATCGAGCGATTGTGATGAAATACCAGCTGGTATAGAGAACGGCTGCTATCCCGGCGAAAAAGATTCCAGTTCCTATTCCCGCAACTCCTATAGCCAGGACAAACCAGCTGGCTGACGCGGGTATCGGCGGTAATTGAGCGAGGTTCACGACTATCGTCGATAAGACCGCCGGCATGACCAGCCAAGCACCATACAGGAGAGTCCCCCAAAGGAAGCACCAAAAGGCAATTCTAGGCAGCCCAGATTGCCAGATAGCTTTTAACCATTCCCAGGGCTGAAACTCGGCCCAAACGGTCCAAAGTAAACCGAAGGTCACTCGCAAGACCTTGTGCCGCAACATAAATCCCTGTGCCTCTAGAAGTCCCATTCGGGTCCTTTCTCTTCTTCCACTTCCTCGACTGGATTGGATTCAATATCGACAACCTTGGCCGCGGCGATACTCTCTTCCTGTTCTTTGCGGAGCCTCCGAATCCGTTCCTCGAAGTCCTCGCCCTGACCGACTATGGAGTTATTGGTCTGATTCACGTTGACGACCGTGCCAACCACAGCCGGTTTCTGCTCCAGTGAGACCAGCTTCTGAAATTCTTTTACGGCCTGGAGCATCATATTCCAGTCCTTCGCGGTAGCGGTGATGATCTTCCCTTTTGCTTGGTCAAAGAAAACGAACTTCTTATCGCCCGTCACCATATGATCCAGAGCCTTGAGAACCTTGGTGTGAAGTTTATCGCGGATCAGCTTGCGGATTTTCTCGTTGGCCAACTCCCCGTCGAGCCGGTCCCGCATGACTGCATTTTGAACAAGGGTCTCGAACTTCTTTTCGTAGGCAATAATATCTATCCTTACCGTGCTTTCCTTGACCTCGTCTGCTACGGCAATTTGCTCGATCGTTTCCCCGTTCCTGTAGCGTTGATAGCGTTTCCCGGCCATCGTGTTTTCGGCTACGGTCAGTTTTTCCAGTTCTTCGTAATCGGGGGCAAGAGCCAGGGCTCCGTTGTTTTTAGCCATTCTCTCTCCTGCACTCTTTGAGCTTCCTTTTTGAGTACGTCACTTGCTTTTGCAGCAATAAGATTTTCGATTTGTATTTCAACCGAATCTGTGTGGTCAGCTCCTTCTTGTGGCGGTGGAGGATATATTCGAGAAGTCCTTCAGGTGATAGATACAGAGTTCCTCTCTGGCACGCTTCACTCACAGCCGTTGCTTTCATTCCCAGGATACGAGCTGCCAGACAAACCGGAATCTTCCGTGCAGTATGGGGATTGATCCAGTCAGAGCGATTCCTACCCACGAGTCCGTTGCTGCAATCGTTCTCAGTCATGAGACGATTCAGTTCTTCAAGACGAACCCGGATGAGTTTCGGTACGATTCTGTGGGGAATATGGAAAGCGCGAACGAAGCCTTCTTTGATGAGCCTCCTGAGTGTGGCGCGGGTGATTCCCAAGAGTACAGCCGCTTCTCCCTGGCTGACTGACCTATGCCTTTGCGTTACTTCAGGCGGGATCGGTTCAGGATACTCTACGGCGGTCGCCAATATGTTCATTCAGCCTCTATTCTGAGCATACTGAGGCTGTCAAGGGTCAACTTGAACTTGGTCAGGGGGATTGGTTAAGATAGTAATGTAAGTTCCCTAAGATATTCCCTATCCTGGGGTGCACACGAAACAGGCTCTCTTCGGAGGGCCTGTTTTAATTTAGGGGATGCGGTAATCGACGATCACACCGGGGGGAGTGTGGTTCCTGGAGATCCCTCCAAGCCCGGATCCACCGATTGACTCACGCGGATCAAACTCACCTGGCGCGGGGATGCTCAGGACCGCGAAGGTGGGCATGCCGGTTAGATCCCCATCGTCAAAGGGATCGTTCTCATAGGCGCTGTTAGGCACGGTCACCGTGATCGTTTCCCCGGTCGAAATTTGGTAGGCTGCTGCCGCTGTCAGGGTGATCGTCACTATCGTATCTGAGGTCCGCACCACAGCACCGACCACTTCTTTGTCCCGAACCTCGTTGTTCCAACCCGTCAGCTCCGACTGTGCGGAGTCCAGGCCGTCGATGATGTTCTGTCGCTGCGCGTCAAACGTGGCTCCATCGGCAACCCAGGTCGCATTGGTGAGGGTGATGATGATGGTCTTCCCACCTGCGACGATATCCTGCTCCACTACCCTGCCCTGAGTGATCGTTCCGGTGATATCGGCCCTGGCGACCAGCTCGTTGTACTTGATGGTCCCGCCATCGTTCATGAAATAGCCGAGCGTCGGCCTGGATTCCCGAGTGTAGAAATTACTCGAGATGAACGTCACCGATCCGGTGAAGATGGAAACATCCGTACCCCAACCTCCACTGTTGGTGTTCTCGTCCAGGTAAACGTCACCGTCACTCTGCCTCGCATAAAGAGCCAGCACCCTGTCAATATCGGATTTGACCGCGAAGGAAGCCATCACCTGTTCGTTGTCGATAACAGGAGAGCTGTCAGTCACCTGTTCTTCAGCACCAGGAACTCCATCATTGTCGATTTCCGAGGCAGACAGGTTGCCGGTCGTCATGTATGCAGCGGTGATCCGCTCCGTCCCGGCCGCATCGTAAAAGACCGGATTCGGGATGATGAAATCTTCGCTGTCCGAGGCAGAGTCACTGTAGGTTTCGACAGCGGAAAGGACGTTTCCTGAAGTCAGGCTCTTGTGAAGGGCATCGCCATTGGTGTCATCGTGGTAGACGAAATGGACCTTATCGCTGGCCCCGACCACACAGCCGCCTATAAAATAGTTCACCTCTCCACCGTCGTCCAGGGCGATATCGGCGGTCCACACAGCACCATCTTTTCGAGCGAAGTTGGTCCTCTGCTTCTGCCCCATGACCGACACGGTTGGCCCCTGGTAGCAAATGACAGGCCCTCCGCTTCTCACGGTGATAGCGATATTCTTGTTCTCATCGGTGGGGGTGACACCTGTGCCTCCAGTGTCTTCATTGCTGGTGGTGAAGGTGTCGCTCGCCATTGAGAAAACGTGATAGAAAATCGGCTCAGAGGGACCGGAAGCAAGACTCGTGGTAGCGATATGGATGTTGTCACCAACTTGAACGGCTGCGTAGGCGAAGATCTCAGCGTTGGTTCCAGTTACGGTGAGAGTGGCTATTACGCTAAAGCTGCCCGTATCTGGATTGGCCGACTTGACGATATCTATCTCATCTTCGTTGGTGTCGTTCCGGAACACGCCATAGGTGGCTCCCCCACTGGACTGAAAGGGGCCGCTCTTCCCGGCTGCTCTAGCAAGGGCTGTGACGCCAGTGATCGTGACAGGTAAAGTCATTAGAGGAAGTCCCAGGTCACAAAGTCAATGAAGCTCTGATCCGATTTCAGAGCCTTCCAGTCTGCAAGCGATTTCCGATTGAAAGCAGGATCAACTTTCCAGTCCTCATCCCCTGGCTCAAAAGACTTGACCATGTGAATCACATGATCGTTGGGTGTCGGGCCGAATAGCCGCGCTGCTGCCGTGTTGAAGAACGGAATGAGCTCAATGTCGTCGTAGCTCTCCAGGACCGATTCGGTGATGACCCAATCGAACTTAGTACCACCCGTCAGCGCATTGATCTCTGCGGGTGTGATGGAGTTGATGCCCCGCTCCGCAAAGGAAACATCGGGACGCGCTTCGATGGCCCGGATATTGGCAACGTGGGTACTACTGTCTTGTCCCCAGATGTTGGTAAATCCCAGGTCGATGAAGGCTTCGATCAGGTAGCCCAGGCCGCACCCCATAACCCAGATTCGGTCTGTCGCTCCAAGTCCGAACGCGCTGATCAGTTCGTCGGCTCGGTCGGTGTACTCGGTGATATCGCTATTGTAAGGCTGGCTGAAGTGTTGAGCGAACAAACGCCCATAGCCAACCATTTGCCCAAAATTAGGATGATTGGGATCTCGAATCTTTTCCCGATAGTGACCGTCGAAATCAGCTTCGGTGTCCCACGTTACGCGCGGCATCAGTTTACATCGAACAGAACGGTCACTCCATCGTCGGCGTTGTCGGCGTTGATGAAATAGTCCCTCAGATTGTAAGGATTGGGTCCCACTCCCGAAGGAGGAGGAGAATAGGACTGTCCGGTAGCCAGCCTGACTCCAAAAGCGTCTTGAGGAGTACCTGAGCTATTGCCGCATACTTCACTCCCAACGAACACATCTCCGGTGTTGTCTGGAGAGGCCCCGGTTTTGCCCGCCTGGACAGTGAAGTGATTGACCACCTTGGATACTGCCGAAAGTGGAACGGGCGTTCCCGGTGCGCTGACGACTACTTCTAATTCTCCTACTGCCATTTGTTACCTCCTACTTGGTGACCGACTGGTGGTTCTGGTCGCTTTTCTTTTGAAGGGTCGAGATAATGATGAAACTGCTTCTGCTGCCCCCGTTTTGGTCCTTCCGGAGAACAGTCCCCCTGCTCGGCCACTTTCAGCTGGTCTTTTGGTCCTTCCGGAGAACAGTCCCGCAGGACGACCTACGCCAGTTGGTGTCTTTTCGCCGCGCTGCCTTTTGGCGAAATTAGACACTAGCGTGCCCATACGCCCTTGGGCGGAAGCCATACGCGCTTTTTTTTCTGCGGGAGTTTGTTTCAAAGATGCTCTCTGTGCTGCCGTTAGTCCGGGTGCTTTTCGGACGTGCGCGATTGTGCTGGCCGGGATTATTTTTCTCGCCATTATCTACCTCCGTATCTAGTGGACCGCCTGGTGGTCCTGGTCGCTTTTCTTTTGAAGGGCCTGTTTAACTCTTGGATTGTTCGTTCTGAGGCTGTAGCCAAAGGCGTTCCTGCTGTTCCAGCGATCTTCGGGATCACATCTCCTACCATCTCGCGGGTTGTTTCCCTGGTCCTGAGAGCTCCTCCGGCTCCTCGTAAAGCTCCTCTGGCAACCTTCCTTCTTGTGCTGATTGGTTTCTTTCTGGCAGCCTCGATCTTTTCCTTTGTGAGCGTGCCCTTGGGTTGAGGGGTTGTCGTTGCGGGAGAACTGAAGACTTCCCGGACACGCTTTACGCGGGGATCAGTTAAGACTGCTTTCTTCGCAGCACCAGCGGTCTTTTTCGCTCCCCGGCCAATGGCGCGGCCCACTGTGCCGAGGATACTGCCCTTTCCCTTTTTTTCCTTTTTTTCTTCGTCGGCCATTTAATGCCTCCCTGACTTGCGACTGGACTTGCGGGTTTTCGCTCGCTTGTGTTCTTCTCTTTGTTTCTTCGCAGCGCGGCCATAGACTGTAGTACCGGCTCGCTTCTTGAGCGATTGTATGGTCTTGTCCCGCGCAATTTGAGCGTCCATTCGTTTGATCACGCCCTTCTGTTCAGCGGAAAGATGCGGACTGAGCTGCTCGGCCATTTATCTCCCTGGCTTGCGAATAGGTTTACGTCCCGATCCTCGCTTGGGCATGAGTTTCGCCTCACGTTTTGCTTGTCGATCTTTCCTTGGGCCAAAGATTCGTTTGGCTAACTTTTTAGGAATGCGGGTGAACGCAGCCCCCGCTCCGAATGGTCCCTTCATTTTATGCTCCGGCTGATTTGCTGGTCCTGGATCACGCGGTACATGAGTCATGGTTACCTCCCTGAGTTTCGAGTTGGCTTGCGACTGGACTTGCGGCTTTTCTTTCTCAGACCTATGCTACCCCGTTCAAAAGGAACTCCTGGACTTCTGGGGGTTCTCCCCTTCTTCGTTCGTCCCAAGCCGATATAACTGAGCCTTTTCTTCGCCTTGAACTCCTTCGGGATGATCTCTTTTTTGATGAACATCGAGGCTGCTGATCCTGCTCCTCTGGGGATCGAGTCGCCATGTTTCGGAGCAGGGACGGATATCTTCGTGGCCTTCATTTTGAAGCCAGCTTTCTTTTGCCCCTTTTCCCTCAATGCTCTTATTGCGTCTTTTCCAGGCATAGGTTATCTCCCTGAGCTTCGATTGGACTTGCGGGTGGATTTACGCTTTTCCGAGCGAGCCTTCTTCCTCATGCCAACAGGAAGCGATTCAGTGGCTCCCTTGGCTGCTCCTCCCGCTGCCGCTCTCGTAGCTTCCTTGAGCTTCTTCTGCCTTTCTGTTTCGGCTTTGGGAAACACGGCTCCTCGAAGTGTCTGACCAATGCTTCTGCCTGCACCGAGGACAATGTCGGAAACGCTGCGCTTGGGTGGGGGACTCCTTCGGATCATTTCGTGACCGGCCCTTTCACTTCGACCGGCCTGGATATCGGCGGCTCGTTGAGCCATGGTCGCTCCTTTTGGGAGCGGTTTCCTATCAGCCATGGTGATTCCTCCTATGTCCAGTATCCGTAGCTTGTCAACACCAAAAAGAAAAGGAGCAGCCGAAGCCGCTCCTTTCGATGGCGGGAGAAAAGTTCGCCATGGTGTGGGTCACCATCTTCAGTATGGCGAAGCTGTCAAGGTTGTCAGGGGTTTTATGCTACACTCTCAGCGTTCGTTTGAGTTTTTCTATCCTAGAGGTGGTAGTTGGTTGGTCCTGGCTACCGCCTCTTTTCCTTTATGGGCCAGTCCTGGGCCACTTCCATCCAAAGCCCCATCGAAACGGAGCCGGGATAATACCCATGCCGCCGATCTGCACACCCAGGAACATAAGCGGGGCCATCACCAGTCGAGGAACGGCCTTCGGGTAGTTTCGCCAGTTGCCTAAATCACGGAGTTTTAGAAGAGGGACCCTCTTCGTTTTGAATGTTCACCAAAATAGAGCAGCGTCAGCCTTCACGCGCTGCCAGTAGGTCCCGCCCATCCAGTAGGCCAGGTCGTGCGCGTAACAGCATTGGCGCCAGTTCCCATCAAACCACTTACTACAGCCATCGAAATGGAAGTCGTAGTCGGTTTTTATCAAAGCAGAATGATCATCGTCGCAATACCCGCTCCCCAACCACCCAGGTCCCACATGGACTTCTTCAGGGTGAAGCGCGGGTCCTGCAAGGAGATGATCGCACGTTGTTCCAGCTCCTGTTTGCTTTCACTATCGTCGATGAGGTCCTTTAGGATCAGTCCTCTGATCTTAGCCAGCTTATTGGCATCGAAGATCTCCCGGCCGGCAATCACAGCCATCATGAAAGCGGTAGCCATGACTTGACCCAGGATAGAGGGATCGGCTGCGGACAACGGCTCGGCCAGGAACCTCCAGACCATCATCCACACTCCGAAAGCTGAGAAGTAGTGGATCACGAATCGCTTGGCGATGTGCATTCTTTCAGACATATCAGAACCTCAACGGCTTTGTAGTCTTTAAGATTATCCAGGCTTTTGTTTGTTGCTCGAAATTCTTGGAGAACTAGGTGTTTGTGAGGACCGATGTAACGGTAGCAGATGCGCCCGACAGGATCAATGATCGCCCAGGCCGTTGTAGGATGCAGCCCATCGCCGGGAACGGGAAGGAGAATCTTCATCATCGGGGATCCCAACCCATCAGCTCGTAATAATCAAATTTATCACCAAGAGATTTCTTGATGGTTGTGAGTTCATCAGAGGTCCCAATCAAGCTATTGGCGTAAATAATCACATGGCGTGGAACTGAAATATCCCCTCTGACAAATTGTTTTCCCTGTTGAGTGATCTTCCATAGTCCAGTTCCAGGAACCGTTTCATCATCGCCCGGTTTTTCCTCTATTAGATCCCAAAACCGTAGCTTGGAGTATTCATTTGCAACTGCATTTTTCCTACGTTTGAGGAAGTATTTAGAAACATGAATCCATCCATGCTCAGGATTGTTCATTTCAGCGATTCGATAAATCCCAATAAGCATTGCAGCCATTCCCGCGTTCAACTTTCGCTTGTAAGCCTTGCCATAACGATGACAACAAGGACAAGGAATCCCGTCGGAGAGATCTCTGAAAAATTCTTCTCTTGCTTGTTTTAGGGTTTGTTCTGAAGAAAAAAATGCCCCTTGTCCGGTCACTCCGGAGCCTCTCCGTTGTGGGCCTTGGCGGTTTTGAGGAAATAGCCGATTTTATCGAGAATCTCATCACCGCCGATACAGGTGGGACACTTGCACTTCTTCCCTCCTGCTTGGGGGTTCTCTTTCCGGAAGCGTTCAAAGGCTTTCTCTTCTGTTTCGCCTTCCCTCATGACGGGAATGTGATGCACCTTTTCGATGTGATCGTAGAGTTGATCTTCGTTCTTGGGAAGATTCTTAATGTCTTCGACTGTTAGGCCCTTTAGGGCGATACAGTATTTACAAGCGAAGGGCATTGCATCACCGGAAAGCGGCTGTGGCTCTATGAGGCAGTTTGGGCGATTCGATATCCCCATTCAGTTGCTTCATGATCCGCTCTCGTACAGCGTAAGGATTCAGACCCAGGACCGACGACCAAAAGGTGAAGCCCCACTCTTTGTCGTCCATCAGCCAGTGTAGGGCATCGTTCCTGTGGATCTCTGATTCGGTTTGCTTGGTCTTTAACTTGTGGTGGGAGGGATCCTCTTTGGCATCCTTGATGGCTTGCAGCATCACACTGACCGCCAAATGTCGTTCTCCCTGGTTCGCGTTGGATGCTATTTTGAGGGATTTCGTTGGTGGAAGTCGTTTTGCCATCAGCTGTTTGATTTCATCAACCACCGCACCAATCTCTGGCGCATGGGATCTGTTACCCGCCATAGCCTCTCCAGCAACCCCGGTCCCTTGGCCGGATTCTTGTAGATGAAAGGAGCCCTCATTCCAAAGGGTACATAATCCCGGTGAAAGATTGCGCAGTTGGCGCAGTACAGATTCTGTACGTCAGCGTCATACCAGCTGGTTTTTTCGCAGACGAGACATTTGATTCCTGTGAGTTCCCGGCCGGTTGCAGCATCGAGTTCGTGGACGATGGCGTAACTAAGTCCCGACAAGGTAAGCGTCAATCGCCCTCCTCACAATCTCGCCCTGGCTGATTTTTTTCTTCTTTGCGGCCTTCTCGAGCATGGGGAGCTGGCGACGCTCGATGAAGTAGTTGCGACGGACCTTGGTGAACTGCGCGAATTTCGGATCCTTGATGGGTCTCATGCTGCTACCCGATGAACGATCGCCTGTTTCCAGAGTTTGATCTCGTCACACTGACAGAGCATATAGTGGATGCCGACCTGATCTCCCTCGACCCAATAGCCTCCCGCTGCGTGGATGCAGAGGCTTTCCTTCTGCTCGATCCATTGGCCCAGGCGGTTTCGTTTCAGGAGGCCTATCCTTCGGTGCGCTCTCAGCCTAAATCCTACCCCTGGCTTTTGGATGCTCGGCAAGTCCACATACCCGTTCTTCTCGTAGTGTCGGTAGAGGATATCGCCCAGGAGTTTCTTGAGGAGTTTATTTCCGCGGACCTCGGCAATGGCGCGAGGAGTTCTCAGGTTGGGCGGTTCGTGATGGGCTTGGCCTTGGCCCTGGAGACCGCCTCCGAAGGGACGGTAGATCTCGGCTTGCCGACGGAGAGCC